TACCAATACTTATCCCCGTTCTTAGGGGATAATCAACCTGAGCGTGGACAGCGCCCTGGTTTTCTACGTATTTACATGTCTCCGTGTCTCCGTGTTTACATTCTCAGCGTAAAGTTCGCCACCGCACCCAGAAGCTCGATCACGCCGGTATCGCCAGCCTGGTTGACGGTCAGTTCGACCAGGACTTCCTCGTCATTGTCCACCCAAAAAGGCGTGGTGATGGTGAGGGTCATTCTGTGCTTGCCAACGGCGTAACGCTTGGCGGCGGTGTTGTTCCCGGTATCGTAGGTGAACGTCTGTGGGGCCACAACCGCAACGGCGGTATTGGCTCCACGCGTGACCTTGTTCACCACGGCGGTCACTTCTTCCATGGCGGCGGTGACGATTTCGAAGTCAATCTCAATGGATTTGAGCAGACTTCCTTTCAATGCCACCGAATTGGAAGGGACGGGGATCGGAATGTTTATCGTACTGGTCTGATTGGCATCATTCACTTTCTTGACGATGGTTCCCGCTACCTGGCCGGCGGCCTGTGTCCAAGTGCCGGTGACACAATGAAACAGGGTGGGCGGAACGTACAAACTCATGGCGGTGTCGTTAACGTAACCCATAATGCACCGCCTAAATCCGGAGGGTGAAGTTGGCAACCGCACCCAGGATGTCAATAGTCACCGTCCCACCGCAAACGAGGGTGAGTTGCAGAAGGAAATAGACATCGTTGTCTATCCATTCTGGCGTGGTGAGCGTGACGGTGAGTTTATGCTCATCTTGGGTGGCAGCAGCCACACCGGCGGCCAGGTCCTGAGTGATGGCCGGCACAGACACAACCGCCACGGCCGTATCGGCTCCACGTGTGACTTTGTTCAGGACGGCGGTTACACTGGTGGCACCGGCGGCCGCCAGTGTATAGTCAATCTCGATGGTTTTGAGATAGGAACCCTTCAATGCCACCGAATTGGATGGCAACATGATCGGGATGGTGACGACCGGTGTGTTTGCTCCGGCGGCCTTGTGCATGCAGATGGTATCCGTGACCGCGCCGGCAGCCTGCGTCCACGTGCCAGTAACGTAGTGCATGGCAGTAGGCGGGATATATTGAGACATTGCAGTATCGTGTACGTAACCCATGGCTTGATCTCCTTGTAGGGTTTGAATGATTCCCGCCGCTCGGTCGGTCCCATCGCCCGTTTTATTTCACCGATTCTACGGGACACGGCGGGATTGAGTATTACTTTCCGGCCTTGTGTCGTGTCCCCGTTCTTTGGGGATTCGCCGGTGATTTGGACGGGATTAGATCTGACACGGCATGAGTCATTTCTCCCATGGTCTTCCCCTCTCCTATCTTTTTGGGAGAGGGGCCAGGGGTGAGGGCCGGTATAGGATACACTGCCCGTACCGTGCGCCCATCCGCGAGTAAGACCCGTAAGATGGCACCTTCCAAATTCCAATGAATTGGCGGCGTGGTGGGCTGGTCCAAGTGCCTTGGGGTGGCTTCCGCAAGTGCAAAAGCAGCGGATTTCAATTCTGGTTCGTTCATATTTCTCCTTTCTTTTTCCTTGTTTCCTTGTTTCCTTGTCTACTTGTTTACCTGTTTACTTGTTTAAGCGAAAGATTTGGAATAGGGAGGAAGTGATAAAAACCTTTCTTCCTCCCTACTCAAAGGGCATCAAGATTAAACGTTGCTCTTATGCAACGGCCGGAAGTCCTGCACCAGCACGGCAGTGAACATCCGGACTTTGATGCGGTGTTCGTCGTTCATAAACACGGCAGGAGAGAGATCATTCCCGGCGGTGAAGATCTCGGGTTTTATCCCGAAACGCTCACCCACGATGATGGCCGGAGCAACCACCGGATCACAAACCGCGGCCCAGTGATCCACTTCCGTGTATTCCGGCATGACAACCACGTCGCCGGGCTGGCCGCGCTGCTGGTTCTCGCTGTAGATCGTGGCGGCATTCTCGAGCGAAGGATACAAAATCTTCATGGCGGTCAGCTGCAGGGCCCGTGGAACGACCAGATAGCGCGGGTTGACGGCCATTTTGGGACCGGTGCCGTAATAGCCGGCGGCATTCTTGATCAGCATGGGCTGAGCATAGACCGCAGCACAGGCCAGATCCCATTTGTCCGCAGCCAAAGCGGCAACGAGCAGGTTGCAGTGGCCGGTGAGAGTGGTTACGGCTGTATTATTGAACAACGCACCACCGTCTGCCAGGGTTGGACCAACACCGGCATTGGCAAGGAAGACTTGGGAAACCAATTCGCTGATCTTGCGGCGGGCGGCGGAACCCAGCTCAGAAGCATAGGCCTTGAGTTTGCGAGTCTCGTCCCGGTCGATCAGTTCGAGCGTGAGCGGGATGTATCCGCCGTACTTGGTGAAGCTGGCGGTTTCGGGGCTGTCACCGATGGCAAGTTCGGTATATTCCCCACCTTCGACCACGGTGGGCAATGCACCCACCGTTCCGATCAGGGTGCCGGAGATGCTGTTAAGGCTGGTGAAATGCTCCACCACGACGATTTTCTCCCACCAGTTGTATCCGGCAAGCCCGAGGGCTTCCCACTGTTGGGCAACGATCTTATTCAAGGCGTTCTTGACCAGGCCGGTGAAGTCGGCAGTGGTGGCAAGTTGGATGCGCTCGCCGTAGAAACCACCGTGTAGATCGTAGTCACCCGTGAGCATCAGGTACAGTTCACGGATCCCGGTCAAATGCGCCGGTTTGACCGCTTTTAATTGCGCGTCACGTTCCACGCCGAACAGGTCAGAGACGGCCGCTTCGAGCTGGTCGTTGCTGGTGTGCATGTTGCTGATGCGGCCAGGTCCCTGAATGGAACCGGCAGCGGTAAGAGCGGAGAGCAAGGTTTGCTCGTCCAGGATGGCCGCGTCAAGTTCGACGGGTTCGAACGGTTCGCCCTTGTCGAGTTGGGCTGTAAAACTCTTCTCAACACGCGTAGCGGACGGGCCAGGCAAGCCGGAGGCTTGCAAACTGACTTTAAGCAGGTCACGGCAGGAATGCAGACGCACTTGCCGTAGACTTTCGGCCGCAGATTTATTCTTGCCAGCCGCCGCCTTCTGCGCAGCCTGGACTTGCAGCAGGGCCGCAGTCTCGGCGTCAGTGCCGGGATCGAGTGGTTTTTGTGCGATAACGGCAACGTCGGTTGGAAGAACGTCTTTATCTTCCACTTCGATCACCTTACCGTCGCGGGTTACTTTCTTCATGATTGAATCTCCTTGGTTGGGTACGGATAGGAACCTGCCACCGCGGGCTGGATTGATCACACAATCCACGGAGGCAACACTATTGATGGTTTCGACTTTATCAGGCGACATTTGCATCGCCTCTACATTGCCATGCGACTCATACTTGACATTCAGTACGGCCGAGAAGCCAATAGCAGACATGATGGCCGGATCTGATTTTGCGGTTTCACGCAGACGGGAAAGAACCTCGCCACTCGGCCCGGCCGGCACCAGGTTAGCCTGAATGCCCTGACTGGTTTCGTTCCAGGCGGGATCATGCAGTGCGCCGGCCAGATCACGCACACTTGGACCTTCGAAGAAACCCGGATGATCGAGAAAGCATGGCAGGTTATCCCACATCGGCAGACTGTCTTTCAGTACCGCCGCACTGAAGTCGAGATTGTGACCTTTAGCCACGCCGGCATTGATGGGAAGAATGTCAAAACCAGTATCATTTGGGGAAGTTTGAAGTGACAAGAAGATTTGTTCTGTCATGGCGTCTCCTGATTACTTGGGTCTACTTCCGGTACACCGGTTGGGTCGCTCGCACTTTTAGCAGGTGACTTCTGGTTAGAGGCCGTTGCTGATGCAAGCGGTTTGAGAGGCCGACGTTTCATGGTGGGGATATCCCCGGCGGGTTGGATTTCCCCGGCCATTCGATAAACCATGCGAAGTAATTCTTTTTCACTAATACCTTCACGGTCGAACAATTCGGACATGGCGGGATATATGCGGCTGACGGCCAGGGCGAGACTTGAATTATCCCGTTCTGTGATGTCCGGTCCGATGGCGGCGATCTGACTAATTGGCTGTACTCGCCGGTCATATTGTTTCCGGATGTTCACGGCGAGTACAGCCAAAGACTTTATCATGTTCAGGAAGAATGTTTGAGATTGTTCCAGTCCACGGAATGTGGGTGTGCCGGCGGCTTCCGCGGTGGTGCGTGTGCTGGACTCTGGCTCAGCGAGATAGTGAGGTGGGATCCCTGCAC